GGTGCAGATCAGCATTATGCAATGCTAATTAAAGAAGCATGGAAAACTGTAGAAGACGCAGACATCGCAGGTCAGCTCGGAGTTAAGGCAACATCTCTAAAGCTTATAGCAGACATTGAAGCTAAAAGAATTACAATGTTACAGCAACTTGGGCTGCTTGATAATGCAGAGCTTGCTGGACAGTTGGCAGAAACGGAAAGAAAACAAGACATCCTTATTGGAATACTTAAAGATATCTCAGCAGAGTACCCAGAAGTTAGAAATGAAATTATGAGAAGGCTTTCTCAGATATCAAATAAGGTTGAAGAAATTATAGTTCAAGACAACGTTACCCCATTGAGAAGTGTGGAAAACGAAGATGTCGTTTGATTTTGCAGACATAATTGATATCCTTGACGGAGAAGAATTCGAAGAACGCCCAGTAGACGTTGCAGAGTTTGTAACCAGCGAGGCATACCTAGGGCTACCACCACTATCTGATTATCAGTATAGACTTATTCGTGCAAGCTCACAGATATATAAAAAAGCTACATTAATTAAACTTTATGGTGAAGAGGCTGGCGAAAAGCGCTGGAAAGAAACGGTCAACGAAGTTATCGCTCAGCTAGGTAAGGGTTCTGGTAAAGACTACTCATCAACAGTTGCAGTATCTTATATCGTGTATCTATTGTTATGTTTAAAGGATCCAGCAAAGTATTTTGGAAAGCCACCTGGAGATTCAATTGACATTATCAATATTGCTGTTAACGCACAGCAGGCTAAGAATGTTTTCTTTAAAGGCTTAAAGAATCGAATAGACAAGTCACCTTGGTTTGCAGGTCGATATGTTCCAAAGGCAGACGTAATTGAGTTTGACAAGGGGATTAGCTGTCACTCTGGTCACTCTGAAAGAGAAGCGTTTGAGGGTTATAACGCACTGGTAGTTATTCTTGACGAGATCTCTGGATTTAGTATTGACAATACAACTGGACATGAGCAGGCAAAGACGGCTGGAGCAATATATGATATGTATCGTGCATCAGTTGACTCACGCTTCCCAGACTTTGGCAAAGTGATCTTGCTCTCATTTCCAAGATATAAGAATGACTATATCCAACAAAGATATAACTCTGTTATAGCAAACAAAGAAGTTGAGATAAAGTCTCATAAGTTTAAGATGGATGAAGAGTTACCAGACGGAGTAGAAGGCAATGAGTTCTCAATTGAGTGGGAGCAGGATAACATTATCGCATACACTATTCCAAAAGTTTTTGCTTTGAAGAGACCTACTTGGGAAGTTAATCCAACTAGAGTCATTGATGACTTCAAGGTTGCATTCTATACTAATCCTACAGATGCCCTATCAAGATTCGCCTGCATGCCTCCAGAGGCCGTAGACGCCTTCTTTAAGTCACGAGAGAAGATCGAGACAGCCTTTGTAACTGGAAACGGTGTAGACGAATCTGGGCGGTTTGAGGAATGGTTTAAGCCAGACGATAGCCTAGAGTACTTTGTTCACGTTGACCTTGCACAAAAGCATGACCATTGTGCAGTATCTATGTCACATATTAAAGAGTGGGTGAAAGTTAGATCATTTAATGATTACGAGCAAATAGCTCCAGTAATTGTTGTAGATGCAGTTAGATGGTGGACGCCAACTTCAGACAAATCTGTTGACTTTACAGAAGTGAAAGACTACATAGTTTCTTTGAAATCAAGAGGGTTTAACGTAAGATTAGTCACATTTGACCGATGGAACTCTCATGATATGATGCAGCAAATTAAGAATTATAATATAAATACAGAAATATTGTCTGTTGCCAAGAAGCACTATGAAGATATGGCGCTTGTTGTAATGGAAGAAAGAGTGAAGGGGCCAAACATTAAGCTTTTAATAGATGAGCTTCTTCAATTAAGAATAATTAGGGATAAAGTTGATCACCCTAGAAAGGGATCAAAGGACTTAGCTGATGCTGTGTGTGGGTCTGTATACAATGCAATCTCTAGAACACGTAGAGACTTGAATAGAGAGATAGAGATACATACATGGAAGGCTACGAAGGAAGATAACGTAAATCAGAATGTTACCAAGGACGGCGTTCCTAAGAGAATGCCACAAGAACTTGAGAACTTCATGTCAGGAATGAGTATACTATGAATAAATATCAAGAGCAGGCAAAGAACTGCAAGTGTGTTGGAAAGCATATACCGCTACCAACCAAACTTCAAAGCTTTAATGGAGTGGAGCTTTGTCCAACAACCTACTACAATGTACTTGAGTATCAGAAAATGTGGCAGGTTCTAGGTTCAGAGCCACCAGGAAGCGTCAGAAAACACTTTAGTGAGTATGTCCAAGAGTTAGTAAAGGGAGCTATGTAAATGTTTGAGCCAGTGATTGTTGATGACGTATTTAGTCCATCAGATTTTTCTGATTTAAGGTTTCATATTGATACTATCCTGTCTTCTACTACATATGATCCAACATTTCAGAGAAGCTTAAAGAACTCTCCAGAGTTAGAAAATCATTTTAGTAAGATTCTAGAACCGATGGCTAAGGAGATATTTAAAGATAATACTTTAAAAACTAGTTATACATTATACTCTAAATATCAAAATCCAAAGTCGTGGTTAAAGAAGCATAAAGATGACAATGCCTGCACCTATACACTTGATCTTTGTTTATCTGCACAGACACCTTGGGGTATATTTGTTGAAGGTACAGAATATTTATTGTCACAGAATCAAGCCCTAGCCTTTATGGGTGAGGACCAAGAGCATTGGCGTGGACCTTTTCCAGATCCAGAAACAAACTGTGTTGAGATGATATTTTTCCATTTTGTGCCAGAAGATCATTGGTTTTTTACAAAGGGGCGTGATTATATTCACGAAATTAGGGGTCAAAAGGGTATTTACAATTCCGCTAAAATGTAGTAGAATATCTACACAAAGCGGCAATAGCTTAGTTGGTTAAAGCCCCGAACTCATAATTCGGTAATCGTAGGTTCAAGTCCTACTTGCCGCACAAAGAAAGGAGTAACGATGGCTAACAAAGAACAAAAAGGAAACGCAAATAAAAAGAAAGAGCCTAAGCTCTCTCTAAAAGAAAAGCGTGTAAAGAAGCAAGAAAAGAAAAACAATAAGTAGTATAATTGTATTACCAGAGTTTGCGGAGACGCTGCTATGGTCCTGGCCAACGTGCTTGTAGGTACCTTGGGATGGAATACAGTTACCGCTGCCCAACAGAAATGTTGGGCAGTGTATTTATAGAAGGAATATATGGACGATTATTCAGAATTCGAAGAGATGTCAGAGGAGTATTTTAATCATATGATGGAATATTACACAAGGATAGGCGCTATAGAGGTAACTGGTATGACGGAAGACGGAGAGGTTATGTACGCCATAACTGATCTTGCAGAAGAGGTTGCCCCAGAACTTTGGAAGATGCATCACGATGCAATAGATGAGACGCTGGTTGATCTTTACAAAAAGGGTTTGGTTGAGGTAGAATATGATGAAGACCTTAACGCTAATATGAAGTTATCAGAAGAGGGAACCAAGCTGATGGAGTCATACGGATTCTACAAGATGGATGAGGAATAAAAGTGAATGAAGTAAAGTTAACAGAAGATCAGGCAAAAAAGCTTGAGTCTTTTGTTTCTGATCATATGATGGCATGCTCTACATATATTTATGAAGAAGGTGCAGAATTGCCAGAAGGCTGGGAGCCTTATGGGGTTTACGATGGTTGTGAAGTTTGTGATACAAGAGAGCAACTTATGGCTACTTTTGATTGGTTAAGAACACATAAGCTTGTCGACATATTTGTCGGCTAAATAATGCCTTCGTAGCTCAGGGGATAGAGCGACGGACTTCTAATCCGCAGGTCGCTGGTTCGATTCCAGCCGAGGGCGCCATTGACTATGTTTGTTTAATAAAGTATAATATAGATATAACTAAGGAGATAAAGATGGCACAAGGTCCATGTTGGGATGGCTATGAACAAGTTGGATGGAAAACACAAGATGGTAAAAGAGTACCAAACTGTGTTCCAAAGAATAGAACTAAAAAAGCCGCAGATAGATTCGAGATTGTAGAAAATCACCCAAGATGTGAGGGTGTTGCATTAGTTGAACTAGATGGTACCACAGTCCTTTGCTACCTAAATAGAGAAGAAGCACAAGCCGCACTTGAAGATATGAGATTAGAAGAGCCACCAGCTTCTGTAAGACCAAATGAAGATACATTGAAATCTAAGGATAACGATGATGAGTCTGGTGAGTCACATGACAAAAAAAAGAAGAAAAAGAAGAGCGATTTCTGGAGAGGATCATTTGCATGATTGCAGTAGAAGATAAGGTTGAAGAGGTAGAGCTCACAGCAAAAGATCG